GAAATCTTGCAGAAACACTCTTAGACATGACATTCACAGTTAACATTTTAACTATAGAATCCCATTCTAAGGGACATAAATAAGCTCCAACATCAGCATCCCACCTCCATTCACGTTTCAAAAAAGAAACTTTATCTATGGGAATAAAGGGTATTGATTCGGCTTCTTTATCTGCCATAGTGTATACTATACCGATCTTGCCTAACTCGGCTTGAATGGCTGTGTGATTAAACCAGGGTGTGTCAGAAGACACTCCCATGGCATTATCATCACCATAAGTGATCAAATGCACAAAACGTTTGAAATCACATACAGATACACCATGTTCTTCACCTAAGATGTCAAAAACATATCTCATATACAAACAATTGACGAGACCATTAATTATCACAGTAAGTGGATGACCTGATGGATTACCACCTAGAAATTTAATTAAATCTCCATTAAAGTCAATTAAGGGACTAGCAGTATCCTCAGCAATTCCTCGTAATACACGAAGATCTTCTTCAGAATAATTACCAGATGCTTTAGCAATCGCATATAAAATTTTAAATGCGGCTAGTATAACATCCATAGGCATTCGCTTATCGAATGCTTTATAGTCCCCGGCTACCAGATTAAGATCTGAGAAAAAAGTAAGATACTCTCTTATTTGTTCCCATTCAGTACTCTGTGCAACTGTACCAGGTGCAGATTCAAATAAAAAACGTTTATTTTGTATCAATCTCACCATAGAAAGATAATATTTCCGAACTACATGCGACCAATCAGCTGGAGAACCAGAGAATACTCTAGTTCCACCAGATGCGATCTTCTTAAAAGTTTTAGCTTCATCTTTAAGATTACCACAAAATATAGGGGCGGCCAAATAGCCAGCCTCATATTGTTCTATGATTTTCTTAGATCTGTCTGAAATTTCTTCAGTAAATTCGACTGGTAAGTCAAATCCAAATTGAGAAGGTAATGTTCTTAAGAAATGTTTCTTAGATTTCTTCCAAGGTACCCCAGCGCTAGTATTATGGTTTATTTTATCCACATATGCTACGCCGGCACAACCATTTACAGCAGTAAAGTCATCATAAACTTTAACATCTTCGAGATCTTCTTTAGTAAGACCATTCAAAATATCTGCTATAAATGCTTTAGTGCATTTATCTAATCTAACAGTGTCTAAACCAGTGACGGGTGCAGCCATATCCACAGCTGCATTTCGCCAAGGCTTGTAACCGCGCATAAGAGGTGGACCATGTTTTATTTCAAAACCACGATCTACCATACTCTGTGCAATTACAGATTTCTGAACATGTGACTTTGGATTAGGTTTGAATCCTGAATAGGATCCGTACACTTCTGCAATGCCATCTTCAATAAATCTCATGACACATTTAGGATGCAATTCAACTAAACCACGCTTAGCGCTAGGCGCACTAAGCATTGGTTCATGTGATTGCATTTGAAATTCATCAAATTTATTCAAATTGGATTCAATAATATTTTGTGTTAAAGCAACACTCAATGCTATTGATGTTCCAGGTTTACCTAAATAATGAATACCACTAATTATAGGTCCGTAACCTGTTTCCATAACAAGCACACTTCCACAATCTCCCACGACACATTCTGTCGAAGAATACCCAAGATACATATCGCGAGATATAGAATCTGGGCAAGGATGAACTGTATGTAAGCAATGAGCCATATCATTAGTAACAACCAATCCCTCTTTATCTCTACCTAAATAGAAACCATCTTGGGATTGTGTTAAAAGAGATTTAGCAAAATATTGTAATATATCTCTTTTAGCTGGCAATTTATTTATTTGAATAAAAGCCAATTCGTTTTTAGGATCTCTCTTTATTTCACTTTGGTGTACAGTGAAAGCAGGGAGATTAGTGGAAAGACCAATACCCTTTTGGGAATTTATAACCTCTAATTCAAAATCCATATCATCAGGCAATCCATGATTATTACACATATATATATGTCCAATAATACAAATGCCTCTCGTATATCTAGTGGCCAATTTACCATTTACCATACGTGTGGATTTGAACATAACAGTGTTCTTTCCCAACAAATTTGAAACAAATTCTCTGCTCATACCTTGTAGACCTATAGATTTAGTGCCCACATCAAATTTAGATAGGGGAACAACATCATTGTACCATACATTAACACGCTCGTTATCAGCGGGTTCAGGCGCGGAGCCTCGATCAGTATAAGATACAGTGACGGGTTCAGAAATAGAATTCAATGGCTCATCATAAGCCACATCCTCTGTTTCTTCACTATAATTTTTAGGTCCATCAAATGGAACAAGTTTTCTAAGTTTCTGCACTGTTTTCTCCACTTCCTTTTCCTTCTTTTCAAGTTCTTTACAAACTTTCTTTACAGGATCGGGACTTAAATAAGAATACAATGTATACGCTCCTAAAATAGAAGCTAATACAAGAAGCAATTTAGAGATAATTTTTGTTTTAGGTGTAGTATTTATTCTATGACCTAAATAACAAAATATAGTGGAAGCATTACTAGTTGTAACATAAAAAGCAGACAAAGATAACAAATGTATAAGTCTAGATTTATCTAATATGTACCTCCAAGTTCTGGAGTATGCATATTTAAAGAAAAAATACATCACTACATTATTAAAATACTTATAAATTAAAGTACATAATGACATAATTATGGTAAGCCACAAAC